CAAGTCTCTCTAATGGCCGTTTATGGCCCATATTCGCGGCCTTTTGTGGCAATACTCTCGCGGCGAGAGCCGTACCTTCCTAACTTGCGGCAGCGACATGGCCTATCCGCAGGCACGATTCGCCCAATACTTATGAAATGTCGGCAAAACTTCGCGCGAGGTATCACCATATGTCCCAGCCCGATCCCATCATCATCGAGTGGTGGCCGATCACACTCCCCAAGCCCTACGAGAGGAACGCTCGGCGCATCCCCGAATCTGCCGTCTCTAAGGTTGCCGCCTCCCTCCGCGAGTTCGGATGGAAGCAGCCCTTGGTCGTCAAGAAGGACGGCACGATTATCGCCGGGCACACCCGCCTGCTCGCGGCTGAGCGCCTAGGGTTGGACGTTGTTCCGGTCATTGTCGCGGATGACCTCTCGGACGCCCAGGCGAGGGCCTACCGCCTAGCGGACAACCGCACCGCGCAGGAATCGGGCTGGGACTACTCCATGCTGAATGTCGAGCTTGAAGATCTCGCCAAGGAGATTGACGTGACACTCGCCGGATTCGATTCGAGCGAGCTTTCCGGCATCGATCTTAGCGTCGATACTGCGCCGCTCGACAGCGCGCTCGGATACGTGGTCAGCGTGACCTGCGACTCTGAGAGCGAGGTTGAGGCCGTGATGGAGCTGCTCGCATCCTACGGCTACGACGCAAAGAGGAGATGAGACTGATGGCCGCCAAGAAGACGCCGAATCCGGTACCCAACCCCGGCTCGAATGAGGCGCTTGAGCAGGGCTGCACCTGCCCGGTGCTAGACAACAATCACGGCTGGGGGTTCCCGCGCGGCGACGGCAGCGGGCCAGCGTTCTGGGTTGCCGCCAACTGCCCGCTGCACGGCTCGCAAGGGGCGGCCTGATGGCTCGCCCGAAGGTAAACATCGACCCCGACCAACTGGAGTCGCTTGCGGGCATCCAGTGCACGCAAGCCGAAGCGGCAGCCGTCATCGGCATCACGCAGGCGGCTCTCTCACAGCGGTTGAAGACGGATAAAGTGCTCGCCGACGCATGGGAGAACGGCCGCGCCCGTGGCAAGGCGTCGCTGCGACGCAAGCAGTACGAGGCCGCGATGAAGGGCGACCGGACCATGCTCATTTGGCTTGGGAAGAACTGGCTGGGGCAGGCCGACAAACTGGAGCAGGACATCGGCTCCAAGGACGGCACAGCGGTCAAGTTCGTGGCCGAGTGGGGCCAAGGCTACGTACCGCGCAAGGAATCCGATCCCACCGTCGAGGCCGACAAGCAGGCAGAGTAAGTGCCGCGCGGAGGAGCCAGAACACCCAACATCGCAGAGCGGCACATCAAGCTGCGGCTCTTCACTCCCCACGAGGGCCAGCTTCGCCTCGCCCAAGACCAGGCGCGCTTCCGCTGCGTAGCCTGCGGGCGGCGCTGGGGAAAGACGTTCTTCGCGGCGAACGAACTGGCGAAATACGCTTGGGAAAATTCCGAGCACCCAGGCTGGTGGACGGCTCCTACGTATGGGCAGGCGGTAAAGGGATTCGAACTCATCACTAGCAACTTCGGTCCGGCGATCAAGAGCAAGCGCGCCAGTCAGGGCCAGATGTCGGTGACCTTCCACAGCGGAGGCAGGCTGCGCTTCGTCTCGACCGAGCGCTACGAGAACCTACGAGGCGAGGGCGTCGGCTTCATGGTTCTGGACGAGGCCGCGTTCATGGCCCGCGACGCATGGGAGCAGGTGCTACGGCCGACGCTCTCGGACACGGGCGGGCGGGCACTGTTCCTGTCAACTCCGAAGGGGAGAAACTGGTTCTACGAGGTGTGGATGCGCGGGTGGGACCCAGACGACCCCGACTATTCGTCTTACCACTACCCTACTTCGTCATCCCCATACATCCCCGCCAGAGAGATTGAGGAAGCGCGGCGAACACTCCCGGCCGACGTGTTCGCTCAGGAATACGAGGCCGAGTTCCTGAGCGAGGCGGCCGGAGTCTTTCACAACGTGCGCGGATGCATATACGACACGAACGAGGACACCGGCTGGCCCTTCCCCGACACGCCGCAGAAGGGCCATCGCTATGTCCACGGATGGGACGTTGCCAAGCATACCGACTTTAGCGTCATCACGACTATCGACACCGACGCCCAACCGAAGCCGCGCGTAGTGGACTGGACGCGGTTCAACGACATCCGCTACGACACGCAGATGGACATGCTCGCTCGCGTTGTCGGCAAGTGGGGCGGATATGTCCTCATGGACACTACTGGCCTCGGCGACCCGATTTATGACTCCCTTATTGGCCGTGGTGTTCCCGTGGTCGGCTACCACTTCACTAGCAGTACCAAGCAGCAGATCATCCAGAACCTCGCCGTAGACCTACAGCACGGCGACATTCAGTACCCAGACATACCCGTTCTCGTCAATGAGCTTGAGTCATACGCCTACGAAATCGGTCCGACCGGCAACATCCGCTACTCGGCTCCAGAGGGTATGCACGACGACTGCGTCATCTCACTCGCGCTCGCCGACTGGGCCAACCGTCACCCAGTGTGGAACCAGAACGCTATCCTTTCCGTCAGCGATGACGATTGGTCAATCTCCCCGATTTGACCGTCGTTATTACTTTATTAGGCAATCTGCGGCAGCGATGCTCCGCACACCTGTCACCCTGATGTATCGTGGGGATTCTCTCAACAATCACGGGTGCCGATAACAAGGCTCTGGTTGAAGCCGTCCGCATCTCGCAGGCACAAGTCGAGTCTCTTATCAAGGAGGCCGTCGCTGCATCCGCGAATGAGGAGATTCTGACCGAGCGCATCGCAGAGCTTGAGCTTGCCCTAGAGGACAATCTTTGGACGCGAATGCAGGGCGCTGGCGATGAGTTTCAGTTCAGCCGCGATGGGTTGGACAAGATCATCCGCAACTCCCGCCTCTACTACCTCAAGAACCCCGTTATTCGCAGGCCGGTTGACCTCCAGACGTACTATGTCTGGGGGCAGGGCATCTCGATTCGCGCCGAGTCCGGCGTTGACGATGTGGTCCGCGCTTTCCTCGCTGACCCCGCCAACGAACGCTCATTCAACAGTCACGACGCGCGCACCAATCTCGACAAGCGGCTAACCGTTGAAGGAAACCTCTTTCTGCGGTTCTTCATCGACTCTCTGTCCGGTCGGGTTCGCGTGCGCACTTTGAACGTTGACGAGATGCGCTCCGTCATCCGCAACCCGCAGGACTCTGACGAGATCTGGTTCTATCTTCGCAAGTGGACTACCAATGATGGTGGACAGCAGGTACAGCAGCAGAGGCTTTATCCAGACCTAATCTACTGGCGCGAGCTGCGCGCCTCTCGGTCTGCCGATGTGCAAATGGAATCCTATCCCGTTGGCGGCGACCAGGTTGCCATCGACTGGGATACGCCCGTCAAGCACGTCAAAACTGGGACCATCGGCGACATGGACTTTGGCATCCCCGAGACGTACGCCGCGCTCGACTGGGCGAGGGCATACAAAGAGGCGCTAGAGGACTATAAGAAGGTCATCCGATCGCTTGCCAAATGGGCATGGAGCCTGAAGACGCAGGGGAATCAGGCGTCGGTTGACGCAGCCGTGGCAAAACTCCAGTCAACGATTGGCGCTAGCTTCGGCCTAGATGAGACTAACCCAGCTCCAACTGGTGGCTCAACGTTCGTGTCCGGGGCGGGCGTCGATCTGGCGGCCGTGGACGTGTCGAAGGCCGCCGTAGACCCCGAGGGATTCCGCCGCCTGCTCCTCATGGCCGCGTCTTCAATGGGCCTACCCGAGACGTTCTATGGCGACGCAAATGTCGGGAACCTCGCTACTGCCACTAGTATGGACCGCCCGACAGAACTCAAGTTTCTCGACCGGCAGAAGCTTTGGGCGGACATCCTCACTGACGTGTTTTCGGTCGTCATCGATTCCGCCGCACGCGCCGCGAACAACCCGTCGGTAAGGGGCGCTGGCATCGACGATGTCACCCAGATGCTCAGAATCAAGGACAAGAGCGGCAAGGATGTCAGCCGAGAGGTAATCGTAGACTTCCCGCCAATCCTCCAGCGCGATGTGCAGAAGCAGGTACAGGCCATCGTCACGGCTGCCACCATGAACGGCCAGCCGATTCAGGTGATGAACGATGGTCCGACCCTCATGCGGATCATCCTCACGGCGCTCGGCATCGACAATGGCGAGGAGATCATAGAGAGGTTCTACCCATCCGACGGCAGTGCACCACAACTGCAGCCAATCGAGACATTCTCGGTCAAGGATGTCCAGCCAGGACCCGACGACACGACCGACCCGAACCAGCGCCCCACAGCGCGTCCGTCGCCCGACCCGGCAGGGAACAAGCCACCCGCTCAGGTTGGCGACACGGCGCAGCAGCGCGCTCAGGAAGGACTCGCCGCCGTGGTAGCCGGTCTGCAAGAGGCAATCAGCGAGCTTCGAGAGAGGCCGTGATGGACACCCAGGTGCTCGAGGCACTGGACGCTACCGCGCGCGGCGCTCTTTATCTCTCTAAGACTATTGCGCTGACTAAGTCCCGTAACGAGATGCAGAACGCCGCAGCCGCCATGTTCAACCGCCAGGCGTGGGACATACTACAGGCTATGGACAGCTTTCACATGAGCGAGGCACAGGGCGACGATACCGAGCGCCAGGTTGCTGCAATCACTGCGGCGATCATGCTGGCGCTCAAGCGCCGCCTCAATGAGGACGCTAAGCTCTTCACCGACGCCTACCTTGGGGCCATTTCTGCATCACTCACTGAGGGTTGGCTATCACGGCATGGCATTCAGGTACGTCCTGACGACGTAAAGGCGAGCGAGTGGGTATCGGAGCACGGAGCCGAGATGGTCACCGGCGTAAACGAGTGGACGCGGACGCAGCTACGCTCTCTGCTACTCGACGGGCTACAGAGCGGTAAGTCAATCAGCGAGATTACCGAGAGCATCATGTCGAGGTTCGCTGACATGACTGGATACCGCGCTGAAACTATTGCTCTCACCGAGACGAGCAAGGCTATGAGCTACGGAACCCTAGAACAGGGCCGTATCATGGAGCGCGCCGGGCTAGATGTGGTGAAAGAGTGGCTGCTACATCCGCTGCATCCGCACGTAGATGAGTGTGACGAAAACGCCCAGATGGGGCCGGTCGCCCTAGATACTGTCTACACACCGGACGTAATGGCTCCGCCAGCACATCCGCGCTGCATGTGTTTCCTGGAGGTCTATCCAGACGGCGAAGTACCGGACAATCTTCAGATTCTAGGCCAGATTATGGTCATCCCTCCCGCAGACCGCACCCGACGAGGTAACGACAATGCCTGACGAAATCCGCGAAGTCGAAGATCTCTACCTCGGCAGCGAAGTCGTTGCCCTGAAAGAGCGCGCTATCCGCGACGATGGCACCATTCCCGTGAAAATCATCCAGCCCGGCTGGGGGTCGAGCGGATACTACAGCCCGCAGTTGTTGGAGCAGTATGCCAGCAAATGGAAGCCGGGAACCCAGATGTACCTAGATCACCCGACGGAGTCTGAGGGACGCGAGCGCCCCGAGCGCAGCGTCCGCGACTTGGCGGGAGTCCTCACCAGCCCGGCCGAGTACCGCGCCGACGGGCCGGACGGCCCCGGACTGTACGCTGAGGCTCAAGTCATCGACATCTACAAGCCGATGATTGAGGCGCTTGCTCCTCACATCGGGGTTAGCATCCGCGCGCACGGCGTGTTCGAGCCCGGCGAGGCAGAGGGCAGGAAGGGCCGCATCATCACGCGCATCGATTCGGTGGAATCGGTTGACTTCGTCACTCGGCCTGGTGCCGGAGGCAAGGTGTTGGCCCTCATGGAGTCCATGCGGCAATCGAGCGGCAGCGAGAGCGACTATGACGTTCAAACTCCCACAAGCACCGTCGAAGAGGCGGACGAGAGCAAGGAGAACGATCAGATGGAACTGACAGAAGCGCAGGCTCGCATCACCGAGCTTGAGGGCAAGCTGTCGGAGGCAGAGACGATGGTGTCTGAAGCCAACGACCGCGCCAATCAGGCTACTGAGCGCGCTGACCGCGCCGAGATGGCTCTCGCCGTCCTGGAGGCGCAGCGCGAGGCCGGTAGAGCCCTAGCCGACATCGACCTTCCCGCGCCTAGTAAGCAGCGCATCTCGGAGTCGGTGGCGAAGAACCCGCCCATCGTAGATGGCCAGGTTGACCTTGACGCGCTGAAGGCGTCGGTTGAGGAAGCCGCCAAGGCTGAGGCCGAGTACCTAGCCAAGATTCTCGGGACTGGCGAGGTCAAGGAGCAGGGCAAGTACACGCACGATGCCAAGGACGACACCAAGATTCAGGAGGCCGCCGTCGCGCGCTTTATGCGTGTCTTCGGCATGTCCGAGGATCAGGCAAAGCTGGCGGTCAAGGGCCGCTGACCAACGGAGGTAGGCCGGAATGGCTGCAAATGAAGTGTACAACCAGGGAGACTTTCTCCCTCTGACCGTCGGCGCGAGTGTCGCCGCTGGTTCCCCCGTCTGCGTGGGCCAGCTTCCGGGCGTGACCGTCACTGCCACGGGGTCCAGCGGCACGCAGAATGCCACGGTGTGCGTCAAGAACGGCGCGGTGTTCAACCTGTCGGTGAAAGCCGTCGATGGCGGCGGCAACAGCGCCGTGTCCGTGGGCGACATTATCTACTGGGTCGTGGGCGACACGCCCAAGCTCTCTAAGAAGAATACGGGCGTGAAGTTCGGCATCGCCCTCCAGGCAATCACTAGCGGCTCGACCGCGACGATCCCCGTTCGTCTCTCGACCTGACAAAAGCGAAGCAGCGGCTCATCGGAAAGAGACGCCGCCGCTTCTGAGTCCCCACCGGAGGTAGGGCACAGATGGACCATACCGAGTTCAAGACGCTCACGGAAGAGGCACAGGCTTCTGCCGATCGCGTCCACGAGCTTCTCGGAGGCGAGAAGCAGGAGGGCTTTGCCCGCCGCAGCAATCACTCCATCGAGGCCATCGACGCCACGGTGGACATCTTCGAGCGCGCCGTCGCGGGCGAGAACAAGGGCCTGTACGAGTTCCGCGAGGCAAGTATGCTCTCCGACTTCCCCTATCTCTTTGGGGATGTCCTCGACCGTAGCATGATGAGCTACTACCAGGCGTGGATTCCTGACTGGACGAGCTACATCAAGTTCGGTCGTCCGCTCCGCGACTTCCGCCAGGCCAAGCGCCTTGGGATGATTGGCCTTACCGATGTGCTCCCGGCCGTTGGTGAGCGCGAGGAGTATGCCGAGCGGCATCCGTCTGAGGATACGCCGATCACGCTCCAGGTTGGTAAGTTCGGCACCAAGTGGGGCGTGAACTTCGAAACTCTTATCAACGACGATCTCGGCGCTCTTGCCGACATGCCGCAGAGTCTCGCCATCGCCGCTCGGCGCACCGAGGCCCTCAAGGTCGCCCAGTTGTTCGTGGACGCAAACGGCCCCAACGCTAATGTCTTCAAGGCGTCATCCAAGAACCAGATCAACACGACCAACGGTGCGGCGAGCAACAACCCGCCTCTGACCATCGACGCGCTGGGTGACGCTATGCTCGTCATGGGCAAGCAGGTCGATGCTTATGGTCATCCGATTGTCATCGAGGCCGCCACGCTGGTCGTGCCTCCTGCGCTGGAGATCAAGGCACGCAACATTCTGATGAACGCCTATCAGATTCAGGTGGCGCAGGGCGGCGGAGCGTACACCGCTCAGAACCAGCTTGTCACGACCAACTGGATGGCCGGTCGTCTGTCGGTGCAGGTAAACCCGTACATCCCTTACGTCGCCTCAACCGCTAACGGCAACTCTTCGTGGTTCGTCATCGCCAACGCGCTGGGCAATCGCCCGTTTGCGGAGTTCAGCCCGCTCTCCGGGCACATCGGCCCTGAGCTGTTTGTGAAGACTCCCAACAGTCAGAGGCTTGGCGGCGGCACGGTCCCTGAGGACTTCGATCAGGAGGCCGTCTGGTACAAGGTCCGCGACATCTTCGGCGTCGCCATCGTGGACCCGAAGCTCGCCGTTGCAAGCAACGGCTCCGGCTCCTGATTAGAGCCGTGAGCTAGCCGGGGCGTCGGCATGGCCGATAGTCCCGTTGTCAGGGGCCGCGCGGAGGAGCGACTTCGAATCGCTGCACCGCGCGGCCCCGTCCGCTAGGGGGCATGATGACGTTCACGTACGACACTAGCACCGACGCAGGCCGGGTGCGGCTGCTCATCTCCGACACAGACGAGAATCGCCAAATCTTTCAGGATGAGGAGATTGCGGCCTTTCTTTCCATGGTGGGCGGGTCAGTGATGCTCGCCGCTGCGATGGCTCTCGACACCATCGCGTCGGACGCAGCCCTCACGCAACAGGCGGTCACGATTCTCGGCCTAGCTACCGACGGACCAGCCGTTGCCAAGGAGCTACGCGCCCGTGCCGCGCAACTGCGGCAGGATGCCGATTCCATGAGCACTGACGCACCCGCGTTCGGAAGCGCCTCGTTCGCCGACGATGCCTTGCAGGCCGATGAGACGTACTGGAAGACGCTCATGCGGGAGGGCCTGTTGTGAACTCGGTGCCCATTGGTGGTAACCGGCTGAACATGGCGCTCGACCACCTATTTGGTGATGAGGTGACAATCATGCGTTCGACTGTCACTACGAGCGACATTGGCGAGATCCAGGAGTCATGGGCAGTCCTGCCCGGACACGACAACCTGCGCGCTAACGTCGGACCCGTTGACGTGGGCCTCAGAATCCGTCCGCAGGAGACACGACTTGACCAGGTGACGCAAATCCGCACGCAGCGCCGCGTCGTCCTGAACGGCCAGTACAACGAGATTCAGCACGGCGACCGGATGATGTGGGACGGCTTCCCGTGGAGCGTTGCCAGCATTATCCAGGACCCAACCGGCACGTTCACGCAGTTGCTAATCGAGAAGGTCATCCCCGGCAATGTATGAGGTCTACGTCAAGGGCGTTACGGAAGTGAACCGCAAGCTTGCCGCCTGTCTGGCGATTCTAGAGAATCCAGCATCGCTCCGCGAGGAGCTTCTTCCAAGCGGGAAGATGGTAGAGGCCGTCGCCCGGCAGATTGCCCCGCACGACTACGCCTACCCGTCTCCGCCGTGGGATGAGTACGGCAAGGGGTACTTGGCGAGCCATATTGTCACGCTCCCCGGCGCTGACGCATCGGTCAAGATTGCCGCAGAGGCTCCTTACGCCAGAAAGCTTGAGTACGGCGGCGTCAGTCGCGGCAATATGCACTTCATCGGCATGGAAGGTGATGAGGTCAGCAACGTCAGCCTCGTGACTAACGCGCCCCACCCATTCATGCTCCCCGCCTATGAGGAGACGCGTGCCGAGGTAGTCATGGACTTCGCTGTCAACCTCGCGGCGCGATTTGCGGCGGTGTTCGGCGCATGAGCTTTGAATCGACACTCGTGACAGCCCTGAAGAGCCACAGCGCCCTCGCGTCGCTTGTCGGCCCACGTGTCTATCATCACCGGATGCCAGAGGAGCCGACGCTGCCGTGCGTCGTCATCAATCGCGTCGGCGGGGCACGGCTGCACGCACTTGGCGGAAGTATCAAAGCATCAACGCCGCGCTTTTACATCGACCTCTGGGACGAAGACATGACTAGCGTTATCGGTAGCTCCGACGCCCTAGAGGACGCAATCCTGACGATGTGGGGCACGGCCGAAGTAAACATCATTGACGTAGCGGACTCCGAGGAGCCGCGCGGACGCATGTGCCGTCGGCGCTTCGATGTGAGGTTTACCCATGCAGGACGCTGAGATCGTCGGGCAGTTGCGTGTCATCCGCGACACGCTCTTCAGCCTATCTATGTCTCTTGACGCAACCCTAAAGCGCTATGAGGGCAACGAATCGTCTGAACTGCGTGAGCCTGCGGCAGCGGAGTGTTCACATCCCCGCAAAGTAACGAGACAGACCGCAGGCAGCACCAAGATACTCTGGTTCTGCCCCGATTGCGGCGCACAAGGAGAGCAAGCATGACAGTGTACAAGAGTTCCGATGTTGCCTTTTTTCTGGCCGATGGCCTCAGCCTGCTCCCCTACGTGCTGACCATCGACGCTAAGGCTACGGCAACGGTGATGGACACCACGCCCTTAGGCGCTACGGCAGAGCGAAAGCAGTTCGGCGGTGTCAGATCGGCCACCATTGAGCAGACTGTAGTCTACGACGATTCCGCGCAGGCTACCAACGCATTTATCCGCGACGCGAGCTTCGGCAATCTGGCATCCAGTTGTCCGGTTGCGTGGGCGTTGGCAGGGAACGCTCTGGGCCAGCCATTCTTCGGGTACCCGTCGATGCTGGTATCCGCAGAGAGGCGCGGCGTCAACAAGGGCGAGGTCGTTGTCCAGGACATCAGCTATGAGTCAGCAGGGTCATATGGCCGCGAGGAAGGTGTCATCCTAGCGCCCGCTGGTACCGTCGTAACGAGCGCAAGCAACCAGGCCGGAGCCGACTGCGGCGGGGCACCGGTTGCCATCTCTTCGTCTAGCGTCGCTAACCCAACAGTCATCACCACGTCATCCGCCCACGGGCTCGCCAGCGGCGACACCGTCATCATCGCCAGCCACACCGGATCTACGCCGTCAATCAACGGCACGTACGTTGTGACCGTCACGGATGCGACGCACTTCACCATTCCGGTGAACGTGACCGTCGGCGGCACGGGCGGCACCGTGCAGCGCGCCAACGGAGGCAGCCTCCACGTCCACGTCCCGGCGATTACGCTGGGCGGCTACACCAACTGGATTGTGAAGCTCCAGTCGGCTACCACACTCGGCGGCACCTACACCGACGTTTCAGGTGCATCCGCGACGATCACCACTGCGCCCGCTGCGGCAGCCATCGCCATCCCAGCCGGAACGCCCATCAGCCAATACTGCCGAGTCGCCTATGTGTTGACCGGCAGCGGAAGCAGCCCGTCCCTCTCGTTCTTCGCGGGGTTTGCGAGGCACTGACACAAGAACAACGGCCGCTCCCCGGCGAGAGACGCGGCCACACCTACCGGAGGTAAGAAGTGGCTCAGTATAACTGGTCGAACATCAAGGTGGAGTTCGACAACTCCAGCGGCACGCTCGTCGATATGTCGCAGTACATCACGTCAATCAACGGCCTGAAAATCAACGCCCCGACTGTGGACGTGACGCCTCTTGGCTCAAGCGCTGGCGGCTGGCAGAAGAACCTCTTTGGCGGCCTGCTCCAGATGGACGAGATCACCATCGAGGGCTTCTACGATGACACCGCCGCAACCGGTCCGGATGCGATTTTCAAGGACCTCGGCTGTGTCTCTACTAGCGGAGGCACCCGCACCCTCAAGGTCACCTGGGGCGGTACCAAGTCCACTCAGGTTGAGACGATCATCACCGGTTATGACCGCAACCCGAGCAAGGGCCAGCCGACCATGTTCACGGTCACGCTGACCGCAACCGGCGCAGTCACGGAGGCCTAATCGTGGGCCTGTTAGTCACGCAGTACACCACGAGGGTCAACGTTCCTGACTCCGATGAGTGGATGGACATCCGGCCGCTCTCGTGGGCGGAGCTTGAGGGCGCTGAGATGGTCGCCGCCGTTGATGCCGTCAAGGCAGCGAAAGCACTGGACATCGAGAATGTGCTGGGCGGCGCATCCGAGGACGACATCAAGGCCGTCATCGAGCGCCAGTCTGCCGATCCTCTGGCGCAGCTTGACATCTTCTCTGTTCTGCGTGCAGGAATCGTTGCGTGGAGCATTGACGCCGAGGTGTCGCCCGAGAACATCAAGCTCCTTGAGCCTAGCGTTGCGCGATGGGCGGCGCTCCAGATTGTAGGACTCCGCAGTCGGGAAGACTTGGGAAACTCCTCCTCGCCCTCGACTCCTTCCTGAACGGAGACGAGGGCGCAGAGGAGCCACCACAGTGGCGACTCAGCCGCATGTGCGAGGAGGGGCTGGCCTCATCGCTCCTCGATGCCATGCAGCAGCCGCTCCTTCTCGCTGGCGACGTGATGTGGATGCGCGCGTACGCACAAGCCCGCAGAAACCTGTTCGACAAGGACCTAGACAAGAGCAAGCTGCCGAACGATGCACCTCACCAAATGGCAAAGGCAGTACAACTGAAACAGCGTACCGGCAGATGGCCGTGGGAGATGTGAGATGACCGACGTAGCACAGTTGGACATCGTCATCCGCGCAATCAACGCGGCTGGTCCGGGCATTCGCTCAGCGCAGCGCGACATCGCTTCTTTGGAGGGCGCCAGCACCAAGACCGGCGCCTCGATGGAGCAGACCACCAAGAGTGTCGGCCGCAACTGGGAGCGCATCGGCCTCGGCATGACCAATGTTGGGCGCGCGTTGACCAACTATGTTGGAATCCCGACGCTCGCCGTGGGAGCCGCCACCAGCGTTCTGGCCTACAAATACAACAAAGCCATGACGCGGATCGGAGCGCTCACTGGTGCGTCGCAGAAGCAGACCGAGCAGTGGCGACAGCAGGTGTTGGCCCTGGCCAAGACTATCGGAAGGGCTCCCCAGGACTTGGCAGAGGGCCTCTACTTCGTGGCATCTTCGGGATTCAAGGGAGCACGGGCGTTCGGCATCCTCAAGGCGGCCGCCACGGCCGCTGCGGCTGGCCTTGGTAACACTCTCGACGTGGCCGACGCGATCACCTCGGTGATGTCTGCCTACGGCCCCAAGGTCATCAGCGCGGCCAAGGCTACTAATGTTCTTGTCGCGGCTGTCCGCGAGGGGAAGGCCGAGCCGCAAGAGTTCTCTGAATCTCTCGGACGCATTATCCCCGTTGCCGCAAAGGCGCACGTCTCCTTCGGTCAGGTAGCTGGAGTGCTTTCCGCTATGACCGTGACCGGCCTCTCTACCTACGAGGCAGTCACCGCTCTGCGCGCTGGTATCAACGCTATCCAGGCCCCAACGAAGCAGGGCATGACCGCTCTCAAGGAATACGGCCTCTCCTACGTCAAGCTCCGTGACGACATGAAGCATAAGGGCCTAATCCAGACCTTTGAGGAGATGGACAAGGCATTCAAGGGAGATCCGCTTGCGTGGCGCAAGGCCATCGGCAACATCCGCGCCGTCACTGGTGTCCAGAGCCTCCTCAGCGCCCGCTACGAGAAGAACATAGCTCTGGTCAAGCGCGTCCAGGGAGCAAGCGGTGACCTAGCCAAGGCGATGGACCGCGTCAAGCAATCATCTTCGTGGAAGTGGGACAAGGCACTGTCGGATGCGAAGGTCGCAGCCATCGACTTCGGCAGTGAAGCCCTGCCGGTCTTCACCAGCCTCTTGGGCGTGTTGACCAGAATCATGAATCTTGTAAACAGGCTCCCCAGCGGACTCAAGAAAGCCGCTCTTGTCGGCGGACTAGCGGTAGGGGCCGGCGGTCTGCTACTCCAGGGAATCGGCGGCTCTATCCGTGGCGCGCAGCTTCTAGGCGGCGTGCTCGGCATGGGGAGCGGAGCAGCGTCGGCTGCGGCCGGTAGTGCTGGCACCGCCGCTGCGGCCGGGAGCGGTGCGGCATCCAGCATCCTCGAAGGCGCGGGCGGTGCGGCCGCTGGCGGGGGATTGCTCGCTGGTGGACTCGTCGCCGCCCTCGCGGCAGCAGTGGCTACGGCGCTTGCCGTCGCAATCCCAAAGGCGATGGCCCAATACAGCGCCAGCCGTAACGAGGGGGAGAGTAAGGGACGAAGTATCTGGGACAGCCTAAAAGCTGGCATCAAGGCCCCTGGTGACTGGCTGTACAAGGTTATGGGCGGCGATCAGGCCGACATGCGCAATCGCATCATCGGGAACGCCGAGAGCGCCCTAAGAGCACGGCATCTCGGCTCCGGGATTAGCGGAACGCCTGGGAGCTTCATGGCCCAGCAGAAGTACCTGCGTGAAGATCTCGACAAGCTCTGGGCAAAGCCCGTCATACTCGGAAAGATTGATTCGGCCAAGACCAAGGCCGACATGATAGCCGTCCGAAACTCGATCATGAGCGAGCTTCGCATCACCAAGAACGAGGCCAACACCCTGACAGGCCTCCTCTTCAAGGGGTGGAATCCTGCGGCGCAGATTGACCCCGGCGTCAAGAGGGTCCAGGACTTGCGCCAGCTAATCGCTACCCTCCGCACTGAGGCCAAGCGGAGCTTCACGTTCGGAGATCTCGCTGGCGCAGATAGGCTCAAGAGACAGGCCGAGCAGCTACAGCGCCAAATCAACCGCATTCTGAATCCCAGGGGAACCGTGAAGGTAGCCATCCCCGGCTTGCCCGACTGGACCAAGCAAGGCAAGGGCGGCGCTTTCGGCACCATCCCGATCAAGGTCAACGTAGCGGAATCGCAGGCAAAGGTCGCCTCGCTCAAGCAACAGATCAAGTCTCTCAGCAGTGTCAAGGGTGACCCAAAACTGGACGCCCGCGACGCGGCGCTGCGCGCTAAGCTTACTGCGGCGCAGTCTGACCTGACGTCGCTGAACCGAGTTACCGCGCGCCCGACTATCGAAGCGACCAACCACGCCTCTAGTGTCATCAGCACTGTCAAGTCGCAGCTAGAAAGCATCCCGCACTTCATCCAGGTTTCAATCCATGCGGTTGGCAGGCTGCTCGGGATGGCGGCACATGCTTCTGGGGCCGTCGTCCGTAGTCCAGAAATCGCTCTCATCGGCGAGAAGGGACCAGAGGCAGTCGTACCGCTGAACGACATCAGTAGGCAGACTGCGGTTTTGCGCGAGGCAGGCATCCTTGCACGTGGCGGCAGCGCGGCCGTCACTCAGGAGATTCACTACCACAACCATCAGTATTTCCCGCAGGGAGTTGTCGTGAGCGACATTGAGCGGTTCGGGCGTCAAGTCGAGCCGTACACCACGCGGGGTATGGACATAGCCGATCGTCGTCGTCAGCGCGGACTCGCGGGGATGGCCTAATGGCAGCACCTACTTACCAGCTAGGTTCAATCAACCTCAATAACCAAACTACGTATTCGGTGGACAAGCAGGGGGTGAACCTCGGCGCGAAGCAGCGGTACTACGAAGACGCTCCGAGCTATTCGGGCGGCGTCGTTCAGGTGAATGTCCGCGACAACGGCTATTCCCCGATGATTATCCCACTGTGGGTGCAGGGAGCCTCGGTAGCCGACCTAGAGTCGTTGATTGACGCGATTCGCACCGAGACGGCGAAGTCCACCAACACCCTGACCGTCGAAGGGGTCAC